TATAAAATTACAAATTTTGAATCTACATTTTCTCCAGCAGGTATATCTACTGATGGTAACGCTTACCAAATGACTCTTAATAGACCTCTTCCTGATAATGTTAAAGGTATAGGATCAGGAAGTAAAAGTAATAACGATACAGGTTTATCAATGTTAATTTGGCAATCTAATCCATTTCCCCAACCTATAATTGTAGAAAATAGACCTGATTACTTCCCTTCAGGAATTGGTCCAAGAGGAGGATATGTAATTCCTGATGATTTTAATAGTAAACTTAAATCTTCGTTATTTGCTCTTCAAACAGTAGGTGTAACAACTCAAGTTACAACTGGCGGGCAAGTAATAAATAACATACCTTTAGTAACAGAACCTACTACAACGGGGGCAGTACAAACTGGTGGAACTACACCTTCAACAAGTGGTCCTATTTCTACAACACCATTTGGATACCCTGGACCTCAACCTGGATATGTAGATTCTATTTTAAGAAGTGATGGTTTATCTGATTACTATATTTGGACTGGTAATCAATGGGTTTTCCAATACACCCAATAAAAATTAAAAATTTAACATATTTATAATAAAATCTAGATATTAAAAATGGGATATTTAAATAACTCAGTAGTAACAGTTGATGCTATTCTAACCGACACAGGTCGTCAACTATTAGCTCAAAATAATGGTGCTTTTAGAATCACTCAATTTGCATTAGCTGATGATGAGATTGATTATACACTTTATAATCCAACCCACCCATCAGGTTCTGCATATTATGGAGAAGCAATTAATAATATGCCTTTATTAGAAGCTTTTCCTGAATCTACTCAGGTGATGAAGTATAAATTGGTTACTTTACCTCGTGGTACCGCTAAAATGCCTATCCTAGATTTAGGTTACTCTGCTATTTCAATCAAACAAGGTGCTAGTTTAGCAGTGTCACCACAAACATTAAATTATACAGGTGGTAACCAAGTTGAAGCTTCAGGATATACATTTACAATTTCAGATGTTAGACTATTCTCAACATTTAATGGTGTAGGTATAAACACCCCAGGTGCTCAATCACTTAATGTAAATTCTACTGTAACTTTAGGAACAAGCGTGTCTAGCACAGTAGTAGGTACTACATTAAACCTAAGAGCAACTACCGTTAATACATTGTTTGGTACAAATAGTCAATTACAAGCTACATTAACTGTAGTAGGTAGAGATTCAGGGGCACGTGTAACCATCCCAGTAACAGTAACTAAAGTATCTTAATATATAGACCATGTCATTTAAAAGATTAGAAGCAGACGATTTTGTAGTATCAGCGGATTCAGTTACCGCCGCAATGTGGTCAACAGGAAATCCTATTTTATCTGAGTTTTATACTTCCTCAGTTCAGGCTGCTAGTTCAGCTGGTAATTATTATTTAAACGTATTTAATACTGGATCTGCACTTTCTGGATCGCAAATTCAATTTGCAATTGCCTATGGTAATGCCAATGGTAGTGGTAGCGTTCCTTATAATACTTCAGTAAGTGGGGCTTCTTACACCTCTACAATTTATGGTCAATACCAAAATTTAGTATTAGGAGATGAAAATGCTTCTTTTATATTTGGTAATACTACCTCATCTGATTTTTGGGCTTTATCATTAGAAAGAGCTCAGTATAAAGAATCACTATTCCCAGGTTCTTTATTTTTAAAACTTTCAGGAACTTTAGGTATAATTAATCTTACAGACGATAGTAACTATGTTTCTACTGTAACTTATGGTGAAGCTGGAAGAATATATAACTTAATCTCAGCTTCTTCAGCAGGTACTAGAGTAACAAATAGTGGAACTACATCTGATGGATGGAGTGTTAACTCTGGATCTTATGGTTGGTTACTCCCAGATATTGGAACTATTTTACTTAATCCTGTAGCTCTTTCAGGTACATTAGCAGCAGGAGGAATTGGATTAGCAGTAAGTAGATCTTCAGCAGCCCCAGGTTATAATAACTGGAGAATGTTTGCTGCTATTACAGGTTCAAATGCTAGATCATTTACTTTACAATCTCAAGAAACTATAACTTCAGACTTTATTTTTGTAAGACCTAGAAGTTCAGAATTTAATTACTCAGAAAACCCATCATTTATTTCGGGTTCTACAGGAGAAGTATTGTATAGTGATTTTATTAATAACCCACAAACATATATTACAACTGTAGGTTTGTATAATGATAATAGTGAATTATTAGCTGTAGCTAAATTATCAAGACCACTACTTAAAGACTTCACTAAAGAAGCCCTAATCCGCGTTAAGCTAGATTTCTAATGAATGGGTGCTTGGAAACAATTTTTAGCCTCTGATATAATTGTTAACCCATTTACGGTTAATAAAAGTTTTATTCTTCCTTATAGTCAATTTGCTACAGGCTCAGATGGGCAATTAACTGGGGTTGATAGATTTTTAGGAGTAAGTGGGTCGTTTTTAACAAACACAGGAAGTTCAGGAACTTTAAGCACTCAATATAACGTTTTAACTTATAACTCTATTAAAGAACTTTATTATAGTAATTTTTTAAGTTCTAGTTATGGAGATGCTTTATCAACAGGAAGTATAGTCCCTGGAGAAAATCCTCAAGGGGATGTTTTAGTAGGGTCTACTAATTCTACAGGAAGATATTTTAATTATCTTCAATCTACTTTAACTTCTTCTAGATTTTGGCCTACAGGCTCAACTGCACAAATAGGAGTAATTTCAATTCCTTCTAAATTATTTGGTTTATATATTCAACCTAATTCATTTATTTATACTTTCGTATCTGAAAGTATTACTCATAATTTAGTAGATGATGGGGAAGGGAATTTATTATCAGGTAGTGTAAATGTAGGAAACATTATTTATCCTCACGGATTAGCTATTATAACTAGTCAAAGATTAGCAACCGGATCAGTAGATTCTACAAACGTAACTTGTTCATTTTCTTCTTCGCTTACAATATATGAAACTCAATATAAATGTACTATTGGAGAAAATGAATTTAATTTTAGTTTAAACCCATCTTTAATTTCAGGATCAACAGATGGAACAGTTTATGATTATGTAACTGGTTCTTATTTTAGCCCCTATGTTACAACAATAGGTTTATATGACGAGTTGCAAAATCTATTAGCAGTAGGAAAATTAGCTCAACCATTACCTACCACAGCAACTACGGACACAACTATTCTTATTAACTTAGACCGATAAAAACATGTGGACTTATAAAAACGAACCCATGGAGACACTCTCCTCATTTCCTGAAGGGACCTTTGGTTTCATCTACAGGGTTGTTCATATACCAACAGGTAAAACCTACATTGGTAAAAAAGTTTTATTCCATCAAAAGAAAGTAAAACTCACTAAAAAGGAACTACTAGAGTATACTCACGTGGCTGGTCGTAAACCAGCCTATAAACTAGCTATGAATGAATCAGATTGGAAAACATACTATGGTTCAAACAAGGAAATTGTAGCTATGTTAAAAGAGGGTAAGCACGATGAATTTAAACGTGAAATTTTACATTTGGCTCCCTCAAAAAAGTTATTAACTTACTACGAGACAAAATATCTATTTGTATATTCAGTACTTGAAAAACCAGAGGAGTTCTATAACGATAACATTCTCGGAAAATTTTTCACAAAAGACTTTGCCCAGTAAGATACCTTTCGTATCTTATTTGATATGGTAAATCAACTAGTTGTAAACGTAGTCAATTCCGTTTTAGGACCAGGCAAACCTACTGCTCGAGGCAATCAGGCTCATACCTGTCCTATATGCCATCACCATAAACCCAAACTCGAAATTAATTTTGACGAGAATTCATCTCACTATCAAAGTTGGCATTGTTGGGTTTGTGATTCTAGAGGCTCTAAACTACTTAGCCTATTCAAAAAAATAGATGCTCCACAAGACAAGATAAGTGAGCTACGCTCACTAGTAGGAGCCACAAGACAAATCCTAGTTGATACAAACTCCAGTAAGGTAGAACTCCCAAAAGAGTTCAAACCACTATCCGAGCTTACCAAAAACGATATTATTGGAAGACACGCTTTAAACTATTTAAAGAAGCGCGGTATTTCTAAACACGATATACTTAAATACAATATTGGTTATTGTGAAGGGGGCACGTACAACAAAATGATCGTTATACCATCGTATTCTAGCGAAGGTTAACTAAACTATTTTGTTGCTCGTATCTTTGAT